AGGTAGTAACTCCGATAAATATTTGGACAAAAAATTTTGGCTGGATTCCAGCGACCGCTTAATGTATGATGGCAAAGCTCCACAGCTTTCCGAGACACAGGCAGGTCGGATGCCAGCATTCTTTGAACACTCAAATGTCAATCTCCCTCAATACTCTTAAATTACATAACGAGCGAGTGGAGGAACTGCTAAAGAAAGTTGAAGATAATTTTCAATGGCAACCCGTCCACCCCAAGGAGGAATTAGCCTCCATCATGTACCGTGCTGGTCAAGCCAGCGTGGTCGAATATATAAAACAACTAATAAAGGAAGAAGAATAATGTGCGTAGGCGGATTATTTGGAGGCGGTCGTAGACAAGCACCGCAACCACAAAGACAGCAACCTGCTCCAACAATGAAAGCAGCTGCACCACCACCTGAGATGGTAAGTCCTGAAAAAATTAAGGATGAACAAGGTGATGAAAAAGAAAGCTCTCGAGATTAAGAAAGTTAAAGAAGGTACTAAAACCTTTGGAGCTATTAACCCTGCTTCTTTACCAAGTACACCAAGCGGTGGTATTAACCAACCATAAGGAGGTACTATGTGTTTAGGAGGAGGAGGTGGATATACACCACCACCAGCACCACCCAAACCAGTCTATGAGGCTGGACCAGAGTCCCCCCCGGACATGGTAAACGATCAAATCATTGACAATGCTAACCCAAGAGAAAATCAAGAGGCAGCTAGAAATGAAATGGATCCCCCAAAAAAGACTAAGCTAAAAGTTCAATCAGATAAGAATCCGGGAATGATGTAATGAAAGCACGTGATAGATACAATCAACTGACCGTAGGTAGAAGACAGTTCCTTGATACTGCAGTTGAATGTTCAAGATTAACGTTGCCTTATCTTATCCAAGATGATTTAACTTCACGTCCCACTCACCAAAAATTATTTACACCGTGGCAATCAGTAGGTAGTAAGTCAGTTGTCAACTTGGCAGCAAAACTTATGCTTGCATTGATACCTCCACAAACAAGTTTTTTTAAGTTACAAGTTAGAGATGATAAACTTGGTGAAGAGTTTCCACGTGAAGTAAAAAGTGAATTAGATTTATCCTTTGCCAAAATGGAAAGGATGGTTATGGATTATGTTAATGCCTCTAGTGATAGAGTCGTAGTCCATCAGGCATTAAAACATTTAATTGTGTCTGGTAACGCATTAATATTTATGGGCAAAGATGGTCTTAAGAACTTTCCCCTCAACCGCTTTGTAGTAAACAGAGATGGAAACGGGCAAGTCATAGAGATCGTCACAAAGGAACTAATAAGTCGTAAGCTACTAGGTATGGATCTCCTAGAAGCTATGCCAAACTCCGCAGGAGATGACGGCCACAAGACAGGATCCGATGATCAAGACGTAGAAGTGTACACTTACGTCCGACTCGATAATGGTCGATGGATATGGCATCAAGAATGCTTCGATAAGATACTACCAAACAGTCGTAGTACTGCTCCAAAGAATGCGAACCCTTGGCTTTGCCTAAGGTTTAACGTAGTTGATGGAGAAGATTATGGTCGTGGTAGAGTAGAAGAGTTCCTCGGTGATATTAGATCACTCGAAGGATTATCTCAGGCTATCGTAGAAGGCTCTGCAGCAGCTGCTAAAGTAGTCTTCCTTGTATCACCATCCTCGACAACAAAACCAAAGACTATAGCCGATGCTGGTAACGGAGCGATCGTTCAGGGTAGACCTGATGACGTTGGCGTTATTCAGGTAGGCAAAACAGCTGACTTCAGGACAGCAGCAGAACAGATGTCAACTTTAGAACGTAGGATAAGCGAAGCTTTCCTTGTACTACAGGTTAGACAAAGCGAAAGAACAACTGCGGAAGAGGTACGCCTCACGCAAATGGAATTAGAACAACAGCTAGGTGGACTCTTTAGTTTGCTCACGGTTGAGTTCCTAATACCATACCTCAACAGAACATTACATATGCTACAACGCACGAATCAATTACCAAAGATTCCAAAAGACGTGGTACGTCCACAGATAGTTGCTGGTGTTAATGCTTTAGGTAGAGGACAAGACCAACAGTCACTTGTTCAGTTCGCACAAACTCTTGCTCAAACTATGGGACCAGAGATCATGGCTAAGTTCCTTGATCCGGGTGAGTATGTTAAACGACTCGCAGCAGCTCAAGGTATAGATGTACTTAACCTAGTTAAGACACCTGAAACTATGGCGGCAGAGAGAGAACAACAAATGCAACAGATGCAGCAACAAGAAATGCTTAAGCAAGCTGGGCAATTTGCTAACTCTCCTATGATGGACCCAAGTAAGAATGAAGGTATGGCTAATATGATAAATGACGGATACGATCAATTAACAAATGGCAACACAGAAGGCGAGCCGCCCACAGAAGGTGGCGAAGAAACCCCTCCCGAAGGTTAGCAAACCAGAGTCTCTCGTTGAAGAGAACGAAAGAGCCACTCCAACTAAATTTACTACTAGAGCAAACATAGGACCAGATCCTGAGCTAGTAACAACATTTGGTTTAGGCAACCTAAAAGTAACCACCGCTAAAGGATACAAAGATGACGGAAAAACTAACGTATGACCCAACTCCAGCAGATGCTCCTGAGTTTACAGAAGATGAACAGGACTCACTAGCCGTTGCTGAGAAACTAGGTCAACAAGAATCAGAATTATATGCTGGTAAGTACCAGAGTGCAGAAGAACTAGAAGAAGCATACATCAATCTACAAAAAAAATTAGGAACATCTGATGATGATGAAGTAGAAGATACTACATTAGATGAAGATGAGTATCCTGAAGATGTAGCTGAAGGTGTGGATTTAATTACTACTGCTTCAGAAGAATACTTTGAAAATGATGGACAGTTATCTCAAGAAACAATGCAAAAGTTTACAGAGATGTCTAGTTCAGAATTAGTTGAAGCTTACATGGCAATCAGAGAACGTAATCCTGATGTAGATGCAGGTACATCTTCTCCAGATTTAACAGATGCTGAGATGAATCAAGTATATAATTCAGCAGGAGGAGAAGCAGAGTACGGAAGATTAACAAGTTGGGCAGCTCAAAACTTATCAGAAACTAAGTTGAATGCCTTTAATGATATGATAGATAGAGGTAATGCTACCGCTATCCAAATAGCAGTTTCTGGATTACGAGCTGAGTATGAAGCTCAAGAAGGTTACGAAGGTAGGATGCTTACAGGCAAGTCAGCAAGAACTCAGGATGGATTCCGAAGTCAAGCTGAAGTTGTACAAGCTATGTCAGACCCTCGTTACGATAGAGATGAAGCATACAGACAAGATGTGTATGACAAACTCGAACGTTCTAATGTACAATTTTAATTATGTCTAAAGCATATGATCCATCTGCACGTATAGATACGATGCAGGTAAAGTATAAAGTAAATACTACAGGTGATCGTTGGTTCATTCCTTATAATGACAGCGGCACCACAGCTGCACAAGTAGCACAATGTAAAAAACAAGTTGGCAACACAGCTGACGGTACAGACGCAGGAGCTGAACAGTAATGCCCGGACACTACGGAGAAAAAAAGAAAAAGAAACGTCCATCTGCTGGAATGAGGACAGGATCTTTTCCAACACCACCTAAGCCTAAAGCACCTAAAGCACCTAAAGCTAGAACAGGTTCTTTTCCAATGAAACCTAAACCTGCTAAAGGTGCTTCAGCAGCTGCAATGAAAGCAGCAACCATGGCTCTTCTTAAAAAGAAAAAGAAAAAGTAATGCCTAACTCAAGAACTGGTCCTGATTACCTAGACAAAGGTAAGAAGAAGAAGAAAAAGAAAGAGTCTTTAATAGACAGATTAAAGAACAGAAAAAAAGCGACAGAAGACGCTATAAAAAATATGTAATTATGACAGTCAAACGAAAGAGTGTTAGTCTCAAAATAGGCAAACACAAAAGTCGTTCAGGCGGCTTGACAGCTGCAGGTCGTAAGAAGTATAATGCAGCAACAGGTTCTAATTTAAAAGCTCCACAACCCCAAGGTGGTCCACGAAAGAAATCTTTCTGTGCTAGAATGGGTGGAGTCAAAGGACCTATGAAAGACAGTAAGGGTCGTCCAACACGGAAGGCTCTTGCATTACGTAAATGGAAATGTTAACATGGCACACAAAGGCAAAGGATCCTGTGGATCAAAAGGCAAAGGAGGCAAGCGATAATGCCAGCTAAAAAAGGATTATACGCAAACATCCATGCCAAGAGAAAGCGGATTGCCGCTGGCTCTGGCGAGAAGATGAGGAAACCCGGAGCTAAAGGTGCTCCCACCGCTGCTAACTTTAGGCGTTCAGCCAAGACAGCAAAAAAAAAATAGATACTTAGTGGCGACCCGAAACTATCGTCCTCGCCACAGGTATTTCCCACTCTTATTATTACTATGATTACTACCGAATACGGTAAGCAAAACATACATGCAAATGAAACTCCACCGAGAGTTATCCCTAATTACCCAATAAACAAAAACCCTATTATGACACCTGAAGCAGAAAGATTTAACGGATGGGCAGCAATGCTCGGATTTGTTGCAGCTCTTGGAGCATACATCACAACTGGACAAATTATCCCCGGTGTATTTTAATGGCAGCTATCTCACTAAACCGAGAAAGTCAAGCCAGTAACTGGGAAAGTTTCTGTCAATGGGTTACAAGCACTAACAACCGCCTCTATGTAGGATGGTTTGGTGTACTAATGATACCCGCACTTTTAACCGCAACCACCTGTTTTATACTAGCTTTCATTGCTGCTCCTCCAGTAGACATTGATGGCATCCGTGAACCTGTGGCAGGATCTCTTCTATATGGCAACAACATCATCTCAGGAGCCGTGGTCCCCAGCTCCAACGCCGTCGGATTACACTTCTACCCAATCTGGGAAGCAGGTACTCTGGACGAATGGCTCTACAATGGAGGACCTTACCAACTCATCATCTTCCACTTCCTTATCGGTGCAGCATCTTACATGGGACGCCAATGGGAACTTAGTTATAGACTAGGGATGAGACCATGGATAGCAGTAGCTTATTCCGCACCAGTATCAGCGGCAGCCGCCGTGTTCCTTGTATACCCTTTCGGGCAAGGGAGCTTTAGTGATGGCATGCCTCTTGGTATTTCTGGTACTTTCAATTTTATGTTCGTCTTCCAAGCAGAACACAACATCCTTATGCATCCATTCCATATGCTCGGCGTTGCTGGGGTTTTCGGGGGTGCTTTGTTTGCTGCTATGCACGGAAGTCTGGTCACTTCTTCTCTCATTAAAGAGACGACTGAGAACGAGTCGCAGAACTATGGCTATAAGTTTGGTCAGGAAGAAGAGACATATAACATTGTCGCTGCTCACGGCTACTTCGGTCGCTTAATATTTCAATATGCTTCTTTTAATAATAGCCGTGCTCTACATTTTTTTCTCGGTGTTTGGCCCGTCGTTGGCATATGGTTAACATCTATGGGTATAGCTACTATGGCTTTCAACCTAAATGGATTTAATTTTAACCAGTCCATAGTCGATTCTAACGACAAAGTAATTCCTACTTGGGCAGACGTTCTTAACAGAGCAAACTTAGGTATGGAAGTAATGCATGAAAGAAATGCACACAACTTTCCCTTAGACTTAGCATCAACTGAGTCAACTGAGGTTGCACTAACAGCTCCCTCACTAGGGTAACAGTCACGTCCGTTCATCCCTAACGGGACGCATGATCACCAAGGCATGGAACGGGGTCTTGGTATATGGAGAATTACTATGTCTTGCACAACAGTAACCTACGTATATCGTGGCATAGAATACACAAAAAACAAGTAGTATTCTGTAGTGCGTAACCACGTTAAACTATGGCCGGACAGTATGGCGGAACCATGCATACCGGTGACACACTAATAACTATTTATTATGGCTTTTAATCAAAACGCTTCAGCAGGACAGGTAGTCTTTTCTGCTCAGGAGCCAATCACTAAAGTTGTTAAAGCTAACCAAGATGTAACCAGTTCAACTACTCTTGTAGATGTATCTGATCTTACATTAAGAATTGGTAAGTATGAAAGAATTAACTTTAAGTATAATATCTTCTATACAACAGCTGCTACACCTGACTTCAAGTATTTTATTGATACTCCTGCAAGTTTAACTTCATACCGTGTAGCTCAGAATGGTTGCGACCACGCTGGTGCAGCTCTAGCATCTATCATCACAGCTGAAGGTAGTGCTATTTCAATCACAGCATCTGGTACTGACGGTTGTTTACAACTAACAGGTACTATTGAAAATGGTGCAACAGCTGGTGACATCAAGTTCCAGTTTGCACAAGATACTTCTAATGGTACAGCAACAACTGTACGTGAAGGGTCAAGCGTTCAGTACTATCGCTTCTAAATAGTATAAGCGGAGGAGCACCTCAGAGTCGGACTCCTTCGCCGTTGGCTTTTTGCCCTTACGAGGATACCAATTAGCCGTCTAGACGGTGGGATAGACCACAAATATCAATGAGTCCAAGTGAGACTCACAACTTTTTACGTAAGAAGACGAGCAAATATACCTTTGATTTTTATTAAAAAATGGCTAACGCTACACAATCCGTAATTGGTGCTTTGAATAAGGCGGTATCTAATACTGCTGGATCTCAGGCTTACGATACCAAATACGCAACCTATCTAAAGCTGTTCTCAGGTGAGCTATTTAAAGCTTATGAGTCAGCAACAATAGCACGTGACACCGTGCAAAGACGTACCTTGAAGAACGGTAAGAGTTTACAGTTCATCTTCACAGGACGCATGCAAGCGGCTTATCATACACCCGGGGAACCTATCCTTGGAAGTGGTGATCCACCAGTAGCTGAGAAAACTATACAATGTGATGACCTATTAATCAGTTCAGCATTTGTATATGACTTAGATGAGACACTTGCACATTACTCTCTACGCTCAGAGATCTCTGCTAAGATCGGTCACGCTCTAGCAGAAGCTTATGATAA